GCGAGCAAATACCTTAATGCCAGCTCGTTCCCATATTCAGTGAGTTTATTCCGAGCGCCGTTTGCCCAAATTGCGGGTTTTTCCGACTCCTTGTGCAAACTTTCCCTGTACCGTCTTTCCTTCATTCTAATGTATTCAGAAAATTCAGTGTATGGAATATTTTCTCGCATTGCTTGCTCCTCCCAAAGTTTTTGCACTTCAGAAGGAATCATGATATTATTTTCCATATACAATAGTTTTAAGTTGGTTAATACTCAGTGTTGCTACTAATTGCAACATTCTTTCGGTGCCATACTTGTTTTCCAAAGTTTGGCTAAGATGACAAAGTCTATACATCGTCTTTGTTTTTAAAAGTTAGAAGCAGTGGCAAAGTTTTTCATTTACCACCGCCAAATAAAATCAAATCGGCGGTTTAAATACCTGTCAATTCGATTTGTCAGAGAATAAAAATTCAATTATGGAATTATACCGCAAATCATTCATGCGATTGTTTTTCAAATCGTTCAAGTTAAAATCATTCACGGCCGCAAACTTCCTTAATAGTTATTGCATTCACATACTTTTTCTATCATTCAAGCCCTTGCACGCCGCCGCAAATTTGGCTATGTTTTACGACAACTTTTTACAAGGGATCTGTTTTACGTTTGCGCTTTATGTAAAAAAATCAAAGAACAAAAAAAGTCGTAAACAAATGAATGTTCACGACTTTTTGCAATGCTCGTGCAATCGAAGCACGCGCCGTTTACGGCGTTCCAAAAGCATTTTTATTTGCGACAAAATAAAGACAAAGAAAAAACCCTCCAAAAACATTTTTTGTTCCTGGAGGGTTTGAGTTTTTTAGAGAGCGGCGGTTATGTCCTCAATGCTAAAGCCTTCGGACAAGGCCTTTTTAACGCTTTCGATTGCATACGTTAATACTTTTTCAGAATCTTTGCACGCGTTCGATGCTTTTTTCAATGCGTCCAAATAGAATGAATAATAACGAATTGCAGCTATATAACTGCTTACGTTGTTTTCGTTTCGTAATTCATAGTGAATTTTCTCAGAAAATTCCTTCCCATTTACTGAAGTACGCGTTACAACTCCTTCTGTGTAACGGTTGTTACCGTCTTTGTCCTGGCTCTGTCCACCACGATAAACAACAATACGGCCTTCATTGTCAAATACCATGCTTTGGGTAATTTCAGACACTTTGCAAACATCGCAAACTTCATTATATAGCTGCTTATTTGCTTGCAATTTGTTCAAAAAAACTTCAAAGGTAATATTTTCAGCAGCCCGCAAAGTTTCTTTGTTTTTTGCCTCAAAGTCTTTTTTTGCTTTTTCTATTGCTGCATTCATTGCAGCGGCGGGCAAAATACCACTTTCAACTAAAGGCCGCATACCGTTCACAATCTCAGAATCATCAAAAACGCAGCCATCAGGCGTAAAAAAAGCATTCAATTTTGCAAAAACTTCATTCTTTGATAACGGTTTTTGCAAATCATTTGCCGTTTCTTTTGGCTCAGACGTTTTTTTTGATTTTGTAGTCGTCGCGTCCTCAATTTCTACAGAAGGAAGGTTGTTTACTACAGTTGCACTCTCGTTGCTGTTAATTACATTTGCTTTCATAATTGTATATTTTAAATTGTAAAAAAATCAAACAATAAAACAACAAACAAGATTGTTAAACCTTGTTTTGTCGCAAAATTTCAAAGAATACCTAAATGTAGGCCGTTACCGTTGTAACCGTTTCTATTATTTTTCTATTACAAAGATACGAAAAAAAACAATACGGTGCAAATGTTAAAATAGAGTCGGTTTGAAAGCGTGTAACTAATTGATTATCAATAATTTATAAACAATAAAACACAACGTTTAGCAGCCTGTTGTTAATTATAGTTAATAAATGGGATAATCGCATCAATATCAATAAGATATTGTGTTAATCTATGTATAAAACAGTTTCTAAAGTTAATTGTAAATATAAAGTCATAAAACTGTAAGCAAATAACATCGAGTAAGGCATATTTGTAAATAAATATTACTGAGAAAATATAAGTCGTTGATATATAGCAAGTTACATATGCCACCAACAGGTGTAACCCATTGTAAATCAAACAGTTACAAAAGTTACGGTTTTTAATTGATAAATAAATAATTAAATACTATAATCACACAACGGCGCGTCTTCGCCTTTGTAAAAAACACGATGGTAACGGTACGAGGCTGGGGGAAAAAGCGACTCCGGATTTGATTAGAAAACTATTTTAAGTCGAAAAGTTTTCTGGCTTGTCATATTATATTTATAATGTAACATATTTCTACAATATAAAACCCTCAAGGGGGGCACCCCCCCCGTAGCAAGAAGCGCAACGGCATATCACCTTTCGTCTGAATTTTTTATTTTTTTTTGATAGTACACGTTCTCGGTTTATCCCATGATGGTCTTACTGTTTTGCCTACCTCTTAGTATGTTAAAATCGTGTTAATTTGGTCCAAGAGTCTCTGTTTTTCTTAGAAAATGGATGATTTTTCAGGTTGTATGGATTATTTTTCTTGATTTTACCTAAAAGTGGTTAGTTACCCTCAAACCCCAATATATAAACGCTTATCTTTGTATCAGTATGGATCATTTTCTTAATTTTCAATCATTTCAAGGATGATAGAATGATAGATATAATATTATATATAGTATGGGTTTTGAAAACCAAAAAATGCGGGGTATTTGATGGCTAATAAATCTTTACATAGTAATGATTATGAGCGCAGCATGGAGGTTGTAACTTCCGTGTCTTCTGAATTGTATGCTTCATATACGAAGAAGTCCTTGCGTGTGGTTATCCAGTCTCCTTTGTATGGGGATAGGGTATTTGGCTACGAAACTCACATTCGTGCATCTTGTGCAAAGGTATTACGTTGGCATAACGACTCTGTTTATTATTTCAACGGTATGTATTGGTCCCCGCTGTCTGATGTTCTGCTTGAGCAGTCGTTGAACGAGTCTCTTATCAAGGCACATATCAACAAGCCCGATCTCATCAAGGCTCGCTCCAATATACTCCGTGCTGCCAAGCAGGGTGCTTCTATGTCAAGGCTTTGTCCTTCTCGCTACATTGTTGGGTTTACGAATGGTGTGTATGACTTTACTGACATAGACACCCCTGTGTTCCACCCGTTCAGTGACAGGTTAGATATACTTTCTATACTTCCTTATGAATATAGCGAAGCAGCCACATGCCCTAAGTGGCTGTCATTTCTAAATTCCGTCCTTACTCCCGTTCAGGCTTCTATGCTGCAGAAGTATTTGTCTCTTGGCATTGCACCCCGTGACGCAGCTTCTCGCAAGATAGAGGAAACCCTGTGGTTGGTTGGCAACGGTGCCAACGGAAAGAGTGTTATTTTTGAGATAGTTAAGGCTGTATATGGAGAGTCCAACATATCTTCCATGTCTTTGCACAACCTCATCAAGGATGGCGACGACGGGGCAAGGTTTCGTGCTGTGATTGTGGGTAAGATATTCAACTATTGTACGGAGATGAACACTTCCGATATAAGTCGCTATGAGGGTAACTTCAAGTCTTTGTGTAGTGGAGAGCAGAAGGATTACAGGCGTATTGGTGGTAACGTAGAGCTTACTGACGACATTCCCTATTTGATATTCAACATGAACAAGAAGCCGAGCAACAGGTATATGGGTGAGGCATTTATGCGCAGACTACTTCTTATTCATTTCAGGACTACTGTCAGCAAGAACGACATGCGCCCGGATTTGGTTGTTGAATTATGCACGGAGCTGAGTGGCATCCGCAACTGGCTCATTCAGGGCTATCGAGAGTTGAAGAATGAGGGATTCAAGTTTATACCTACCAAAGAGAGCCTGTCTGAAACTGAAGATTATCTGCTTGAAAACGGGCAGACGATTCAGATATTCCTGCGAGCAAGAGAATATCGTCCTAATCGATACAGTGGCCACTGGGAGGAAAGGCCAAAGGCTGTGTCGTCTCAGTCTTTGTATAACGACTATGTGTCGTTCTGTGAGAGGAAGATGTATGATGCAGAAACGATGAATATGTTTGGTAGAGAGATGACAAGGTTGGGGTATGCTAAGCGTAAGCAGAGCAGCAACAACGTCTATGAGATTTTCTGCGACAATGAAATAAGTTATGCGTTTAACATTTAGATTGATATAGCCATGAAAGAGAGAAAAGGAATTATATTAGGTTTTTTTAGTTGCGCTTTTATGGATGCCATTAGTAATATTGCTTCTGTAATGAATGTACTCTCCTACAAACAGATTAAGAGATACAAGCCCAAGTTACCTGATGAAGTGGACCTGTATAACTTTTTTGAGAAGTACGATGGCTATGCAAGGATGTCAAATCCTTTAAGCTATACTTTTGAAAATCATGACCTTCGCAATTATTTGTATTATAGGGGAAGTTTCGCAGAGAAAGAATACTATATTGGTGACAATCGCTACTACTTAATCAAGTTCAAGGACAGAGGCACGTTCCTTGTGAGCGAGAGGCGGTATAAGGAACTTAAATCAAAGAAAGGGGAATAATTATGAAGAAGTTTATTGAAGTGACTACTGTTTATCGTGAGAAATGTTCCATTGGATATGCAAACCGCAAGTGTCAACGCTTGATAGATTTAAACACGGTTTCATCCATTTTTTCAAATAATGAAGGATATTTCGTAGAGCTTGAAGACGACCAACGTTTTTCTGTTACCAATGAAAGCTATGATACAGTCCGCGACGCACTGCTGAATGGCGGTTTGTGTGGAAACGATGGTACTGTCAGCGAAATGCGTTCTCGCATTGAATATTTGGAGGAACATCGCAATGGCGGTAATAGTATTGCTGACAAGCTCTGTAAGTTGCAGAACGACCACACTTGGATTATGCAAGCCCTTGCAAATATACTTCTCATGTGTAAAGGAGACAAGACATCTTATCTCCCAGCAATATTGCTTGGATGTTACGATAAGAACTTGGAGGATATGAACGACGCTGTTTATAAAGAAGTTCTTTGTATGCAGAAACTTATTAAGGAGTTAGAGAAAGAAAACAAGAAGCTGAAAGACAATGCTGCAAGAGTTTAGAAGCGACATATATCCCCGCACGCTATGGGTTGCGACAAGCTGGGAAGACGTAAAGGACAAGTTTGTCTGTCACAATAACGACGACAAGCCCATAGAAAAGTACGAAGGTGGCAATGCCTATACATACCAATGTGTTATGCACAAGAAAAGCAAGAAATATGGCGTGTTGATACTTTTCGTTTTGGAAGGAGAAATACTTGGCAGTGAGATTGTTGAGCGTATTGCCCACGAAAGCCTACACGCAGTGAACTCTGTTTTTGATGAGTTAGGTATTGAATATGACTTATCTAACGATGAACACGCAGCATATTTGGTTGGTTATGTAGCGAAGTGTTGTTGGAAAGTGTTACAAAAAGAAATATATAAAAACAGAACTAATGATGAAGAAGTACAGAAAGAAGCCAGTAGTAGTTGAAGCCGTGCAATGGAACGGTAAAAATTTTGATGAGTGTATGAATTTCATGGGAGAAGACTGCGGAAATAAAGTCGCATACGAAGACTATGAAGAAAAATGTCTTAAATCAGAAGAACTAACTATTCATACGTTAGAGGGAAATATGATTGCTTCTAAAGGCGATTACATCATCAAGGGTGTGAATGGAGAGTTTTATCCTTGCAAGCCAGATATATTTGAGAAGACATACGAGGAAGTAATTTAAGTTTAATGTTAAAAATAGAAAGATTATGGGAATTATTATTGGAGAAAAGAATCCGAGATTGGTTAAGAGTGAAGACGTCGGCAATTTGGCGCGAATGAATTATGGCAAGCCTGTTGCGGAAACTACTATTAATGAAAAAGAGCCTGCAAATAAAGCCGCAGGAGAGCCTAATATGCAAGAGGTGGGTAATTCTATCAATGGCAAAGAAAAAGTCGTTGTAGAGAAAGAAAATGATAAACAGGAGCAGTCTGCCGACGCTGATGATAAGAAGCAACCTACACCAAAGAAAGGTGGTCGTCCAAAGAAATCTTAAATTTGTAAAAGCATGAAACAGGAAAACACGAAAGTTATCAACTATTTCGTAGCAAGTTTGTCTGAAAAGGAAGCAAGGGAGCAATTATCCCTTGCTTACCAACAGATGGAGCGTTGCATGGAAGTACTAAACGGAAAGAAAGATGTAGAGCCAGTGGCAATGAAAGACAACGGACTTTCATCTGACTTGGAGTTGTTTTATCAGTGTAAGAAAGCCGCAGATCTTTTGAAAGTCTTACCTTAGTGCCAAACCTATACATAAAAACAGATATGGAAGAGAAAAAAAGGGAAAAAAGAATAATGCCATTGGGTACATATACCCGATTTGGTAATTTTAAGATAAAGCGAGTTAAGTTGCTGATTTCTGACAAAGGAACAGCAAGAGAAGAAAGCGCAAACGCAAGGATAACAGAAAAATATCTTGAGAAAAATAGTTTTTCAGAGATTGAAGCGGTAAAAATTGCTTCTTTGGAAGAATTATGGTGCGTGCGTATTCCACAGAACAGAATAATGTACCGATTTGTCATTGACCTATTCGAGGAAAATACTAAGGATTGCGATGAAATTTTGAGTACATTGCTTTGTAATATGGGCAACGTTACGTCAGTCGGAGACGGATTATACCACGATATTGTGATCCATGCTGCACGGGCATATATGAATCGCAAGGACGAGATTAGCTCAAAGGAAGACAAGGAAAAAGAATATCGGGCAATAGCAAATTCTATTCTTGCCGATATGCTCAAAGACTTAGAGAATTATACTCCGAAAGAGAGGCGAGACATAACTGACGATGAGTTTGAGCAGATGGAGATCGTTGATAAGTTGAGGCAGGAACTGAAAGAGGTGGAAAAAAAAGATAAAGCGAACTAAATTATATGGTAAAAGATTGGTCAGGAAACAAAAACAGTGTGTTCACTACACTTGGGGCAAGCAATCATACGGACAAAAAGCGTGAAGTAAATGATTTCTATGCCACAGATAGCATCGCTATAGATAAGTTAAAAGCAAAGTTTGGTATTCCTCATAATGTATGGGAGCCGTGTTGTGGACATGGGAATTTATCCGAACGTTTGAAAGAACTTGGGCATTTTGTCTATTCCTCTGATATTATTAACCGAGGATATGGCGATGAGACAAAAGATTTCTTTGCTTACGATAAAGCCCCGGCTGCTCTTGGTGAAGATTTTTGCATTCTTACCAATCCGCCTTATAAGTTTGCTTGTGAAGTAGTAAAGCACTCGTTAAATTTACTCCCTACCGGATGTTATTCTATCATGTTTTTGAAGACAACCTTTTTAGAGGGCAAGCGGCGGTATGAGGAGTTGTTTAGCAAAACGCCTCCAAAGTATGTCTTTCAGTATATTAGTAGGGTGCTATGCGCAAAGAATGGTGAATTTGACTATATTATGCGTATGCATGGCGGATCTGCGGTGAGCTACGCTATGTATGTGTTTCAAAAGGGATATAGCGGTGTGTCTATAATTGATTGGATTTAGTATAATCTCGCCTACCATGTTGTAGAAGGAGGTACGATGGCGTATAGATATTATTCTGTGCGCCATCTGCATTTACAACGAAAGGGGAATCGAGTACAACGACTACTCTTTTTTTCTGCCCTCTATGTCACTACAAAATATTTTCTACACAGTCTCTCATATTAAAAAAAAAAGGGAGCCGCAAAAGGCGTAGAAATATCTACTCTTTCGTTTCCTCATTCGCCTCTTGTTTCTTTGCCTCCTCTATTTCCGCCTGTTTATCCGTGTACTCTTGCAACAAAGGACAATCAAAACATTTAAGAGGTAGATAAATGCCGATCCCATCATCTTCTGTTTCCGGCTGGGCTGCGTTTTTTCTTAACAACTCTGTATATTTAACGAGCATTTCTCCCCGTTCTTTAGTTCCATCCTGAAACTTCATTGCCGTTTTCAGCACTTCAGCAGCAGCCTCCTCAATAGAAATAAGTTCAACATCTTCTCCTTCCGGTTTAGCGATTCTGTTATGTATATTTTTGATTCTATCATTGAGTACCTCTTTGAATCTACCAGACTTTGTTATTCCTTCTCTTATACTTTGATTCTGTTGAAACGACAGCACTGCGTTTTCTGCGTAGGCTATCGAGTAGGCTTCGGCTTCGGTGTAACCAACAGACATCAAGTCTGCCAAGATGAGACTCTGCGCTGCCACTCCGTATTTCTTTGCTTCTTTCTCTATCCTCTTACTATATTCCATACTTGTTAAGAATTAAAGTTTATTCCACTCAAATCCGCTTCCTCACTACCCATACCATATATTGGTATGGCAAAACACTGGCAATGCGAATGATATAACGGCAACCCGTCTAAATCGTCTTTTGAATGAAAGCCAACTTGCGAATTGCATATTTTGCAGTCGTAAGAACTTCCCCTTGCTACCCAAAATCCGACAATCTCATTATCCTCTTGAAACTCAATGGCAAGATTTTTCATCCAAGCCATAGCCAAAGTTGTCTTAGCCATATTCACCACGTTATTTGCGTTGCTATTACTCACACCGATAGAACTCAAAGGCACACCATCAGAAGAATGATTGCCGTGTGTGCGGATATATGTCGCTTGCATCATAGCTAAATTCTTAGCAGACATTGCCGACCTCACTTCAGGAGTGGTGTAAATAGAGTGCTGCGAGGATTTTATTTTGGCTACAATAGTCGCAGATGAGAGTTTGGCATTATTCTCCATTGAAAGTTTCATCGACGCTATAATCGCTTCTAAATCGTATAGATAACGATACAAATAACCATCAAGCGTATCTTGCAGGTTATTATTTCCTCTGCCAAGCGAAGCGATATACGCTGCCAGCAGCTTCTTTCTATTCTTGTCGTTGGCAACTTTCGTCGAATACCCTTGTATAAGCGACATAATTTCCTCGTCAATTCTATCCATGACACTCTCTACCTCTGAGAACATCTGCTTATTAGCAGTCATCGTGAAGTCTTTTGCGGGTATATTATATTTAAGACATATATGCGCTATCTCCCCTGCTGCCTCAACGAGAATATTGTCAATCAGGCTTTCTAATGAGCTTGCTACGTTCCCTCTCTTGAGAATAAATTTCTTGGCATCGTCTATTTCCTCTTGTGTTGGTAAGCGATACTTTGAAGTATCTAAATTTATTGTGATAGTTTTTCTCATGTTTTTTCACACAATTTACCTATTCGTCTGATTCCATTTGTCCCATTTGGAATAGGCCTTTCCCGTAACTACGTTGATCTTGTTTCTATTGGCATCCCATATATACTTCCCTTTGCTCGAATTTATACCATCCTTTGCCACTGCTCCTTTGGTAGCTTTTCCTCCTCGTTGCTGAACATTTCCATTAGCATCGTCTGTGTCAGAATTGCCATCTCCATCAATCCTGTTAAGTTCCTTTGTTTGCTCAATAGCATTTTCCGTCTGTACCTCCAGCTTCTGTTCGGTAAGCAACAAATCCATTTCCTGCTCGTGTTTTTTTTCTGCAAGTATTCTGTCCCATTCCTGCGGTGTAGCGTAAACAGATTTCTCGCTTGCTGTCTGCTTCGAGAGGAAACCATTTTGTACCTGAATGGAGAGATTGTTTGTAAGTTCTGTTTCATTCAGATGAACATAGGGCTTTATGTAATGAGATATTGGAGTATTCTTGAGTTGGAGCTGCTTATTCACCTCAACTCCATATCCGAAAGAGAATATTTCCACCATCTTATCTACCACCTCATCATATTCATTTGCATCTGCCATTGCCTTTTCGTATGCTGGTGAATATAGTATTTTTAGTGCTGCAGCAGGTAGGTCTCCAGATTTAAGTTCCGGTGGTATTACTGCAAACGACTGTGTGTATATTTGCTTCTCTAAAACCTCAAGCTCTTTTTCGTAAGCGGAACTTGCATCTTGTTTGTTTAAGAAGCCCATTTCTCCATCACTCGGAAGGAAAAACATTTTCGATGCGTAACTCATGTCTTGTTTACTAACTTCTTCCGACCCCTCTCCCTTTACAAACATGATTGGCAGCCCAAAATCATGATTACTTTGTGCCATGCGAGAAAATGCCATTTCATAATTATCTATAGTCTCTTGCGAAAGAGTCCAGCAAGCCCCCATCTCGTCGCGATGATAGGCAACCGGAATCGTATCAAAACCATGCGCTTCTTTAGTATCTAAAACATATCCATTTACATTAAACATGTTCATCACGGTGTGTTTGAATTTTTCCATTGCAGTAGAAGCCTCTCCATCTGCCTTGAAACGGTAATAATATCTATCGTCCCAAACGTCAATATATTTGTTTACGATGCGTCCTGTATCATTGTAGTTACTATACATGCGAGCAAATACGTTCATCCTCCCAGTCTTTAAATCGTAGTGAGGAAAAAGTCTATCACCGTTTTGAAAAGAAACCACTTTCCATCCAAACTTTCCTTTGTCAAGGTAACCTACCATTGCTCCATCCCCGGTAGCTTTCACGGATTTGGCAAGTTTATACCATGCCGTTTCCATATTTCTCTCCTGCCACCCTCGCTTGAAAATATTATATATGTGTCTTGACTCATCATTGTCCTTCTTATCGGCAAGCTCAAACTGAATATCATGACCGCAGAGGTGAGTAAGTTGTTTCAACAATATAACATATTGAAAGCTAAACGCATACCTTGGGACTTCTTCCAAGTACCACAATCCATTACCTCCTTCGCTTGTGTCCTGTCGCCATATATCATGGTAATATTCTCGGTCGTTAATAAGGTGCCCATAAGGATCGAGTTCCCTTGCAAAATCCTCCTGTGTTACGACTTTTCTATATAAATAATCACCAGACAGAGCCTCCTCCACTGGTGTACCATACCTTACTCCATGATTATAATGACCGTCTGGCATTACTCTCGTAAAAGGCTTTTTTGTTAACAAATCCCTTACCTTTGGCATAGCCTCATGCTGCTTTAATTCCGCAAAGTCTCTTAAATCCATATCGTTATTGTTGTTGTTTTTATTAGAAATTTCTCACCCATGAGGGTATTCTTACTGTACGACTCCTTATTTCGGCGTACATTCTCATGATTAACGCCTCAAAGAAATCAGGAGAATGTTTAACTATTTTCTTCATCTGATCCTTCTTAATAAGACACCACCCTTTGTCTATCTTGCTTTCATCCTGACGAATACATTTGCGCTCAACTTGAAGTATATCTTTTAACGGTTTCCCGTCATATCCTTTTCCAGAAAACTTGCGCTCAAGAAGAGATGGGTCAAAACTAATTTCCGCTTGCTGAACTTTCTGTGCAAACATGTAAGCACATTGACTCTTTATGTTATCGTATATGTTCTTATATTTCTGTTGAACAGCCTCAATGTTGTTAAATGGTACTGCCTGTGTAAAATATCCCTTAAACGTCTGCCCAAGTCCGTTTAGGTCGTATATAAAGTTTTTTTCCGTAACGCCCCATTCGATTAATTTTGATTGAATCGCTTGACACGTTTGCATAGAATCAAGTTTACATACGAAAACATCTGCCAAGTGCCACCCTATCCAATGCCACATTACACAGTTGTCTCCACCTGTAAACGCTACGTCACAAGTGGCCCTATGAATATGGTCTCCGAGCATTTGGTCGTTTCTGAAACATTTGGCCATGTGTGACATCTTTATCATGTCGTCACCCATTTCCATAAAATTCCAATTCCCATCCAGTTCTCTCGCCTTGATTTCTTCTGTTTGGTTATGGAGACCGGCGAGGTATCCTGGGTCTGATTTAAGTAGCTTCTTGTTATATTTTAAATCAGCCTTGATAAACGTTACGGATTTTACGAAAAATGTTTTTTTATTGTACCCAAGTTTCTCGTATGCCTCATCCCATCTATCATCTATCTCTTCCTTACATTGATTATACACTTCCTCCGGTGTGGCTCCCCATATTGTTTCGTCTACAGAATCTCCTTTCATGTAACAGTATCTGACGACTCCATTCCTTTCCGGTATTGGTAACCCATCTTCTCCTATATACCAATCAATGAAAACTCTAAGCCAAGACATGGGATCCGGATTACAAGTACCTACCATTCTGGATCTAATTCCGGCACCGTTACGGTTACATGTCAATAGGAATTTAAACATTTTGAAAGACATCTGTGGCAACTCGTCAATCCCTATATAGGCATACTGCTGTCCTCTGTATTTATCATCAAAATCCTGATATGTCATATCAAAGATAGAAAGACCCAGTTCCGCACCAGAATTAAAATACCATGTCATATCGTCCTTTGACCTATTATATCTTCCGTAACGAGAATACAGCGTCTTACTATCCCTGATGATATTGTTAAAGTCGTCCTTGTTCTTTCTTAATATAATGCCATTGAAATTAGGATTGCCAATATCATACGCAGGCTCCATTAGCAGCGTGAAAGTATTGTGATTTACGGTATAATCGTCAGATAGATATAAGTGTTCACCTCCTGTTACCGTAATACATCTGCATTTCTGTTTATTTTTCATTTTTTGGACCCACATTATTTTTTTTGTAAGTCCATTCATTGCATTCCTGTTTTTGGGTTTTTCACCATTCAAGTGAGCGCGACGCTGGTAGCATTGTTTTACATATATCTCCTTATCATCAGGGCATACAAACACAAGCCCCCACCAGCCAATATGTTCAGGATCATCTGTAACATTATATTGGGCTACCCATATACCGAGAGACCTTGCTAAACTGGCAATATCTTCAATTAATTTCTTGTTTGGAAGCGTCAAATGTGGGTGTTTCTTTTTTGAAAAACCATGTTTATAAAATACGCCTCGCAGATACTCCCATCTTGCAGATATACTTGCCGTCATATATTCCTTTGGTATTCTCGCAAGTTGCCTTTTTCGTTTTTTTGTTATCGCCCTTCTTGATTCATCGGGCAGCCCTTTCAATACATAACGACCATATCTTTTTGCAACCCTGTAACCATATCCCCATGCTTTTCTACAGATTCCTAATTCCTTACCGAGATCTATTCCGGAACTTGGAAACTCCATAAAACCACTACCGCTAATATAGCCGAGGAGAAATGGGTGTATAGGAAGATCTATTTCTGTCATATTCTCATTCATCTCCACCTCTCCGGGTAATGGAATTTCAAAAAAATCAGTTTCACCATCTCTTAGAGAAATTGGAAACTTGCATCCTATTTTATAGGTTTCAAGTATTTCTCTTGCTGTATATTCTTTATATCTTCCATATATTCCTTTTCTTGCCCAAAAGCGATGATTGTCCATACATTGCATCTTAGTACCGTCATTAAAGTAAAAAGTATAAACCGTTTGTTCGCCCTGTTCAAATATGTTACTAACCCTCTGTATTCCGTCGTATGGTGTGCAAATACAGTCTCCTATCTCCAAATCTCCCATTTTTACAAATCCGTTTGGCGTTGCTATAGGTGTAGAATATGGATTAGCTTTTCCTCCACCCCTGTTTCCACCAGTAATGAGAATATCAACATTGCTGTGCAAATTATCCTCCTGCGGTCCCTCTTGGGCTATAAATATCTTTGAGTTCTTCTTTGCATTAATATTGTTTCTCAAAGATTGTATGAATTTATTTGAATAAACTCGCTTCCCATTTTTTGCATAAAGCTCTGTAAGTTCGCACATTTGTATTATGTTTTTACAATTGTTATATGCAAATATAATTTTAATTAGCTATATATCAGGAATTTTAGCCTAAAATGTGAAGATTTTAATGTAAATATATTTCATAATTACAAAGTTTTAATATATTTGCGAATATATTTTACATATATGGAGTATTTTACTCATACCAACACAAAAACCAAAAGCAAATACAATGGAGAAAGAAGCTCTAATTGAAAATTTGAAAGAGAAGGTCGGAGAGAACGACTTTAGCGTATTATCTACGCAAACCGTTGATGCACTTGTAACCACGTTTCTTCCCTCGTTTGCGGATGACGAGAAAATTACAGATGAGACATGGAAGACACCCGTTGAGGTATTTAGAAACTATGCCGGACAGTACCGGCATGACTTGGCTACCAAGGCGACTGATGAAAAGGCTCGGCTGGTAAAGGAGAATGAGGAAGTCTTGAAATCGCTTACTGAAAAACAGCTTGCGAAAATCAGGGCAGAGTGGGAAAAGTCGCACAAAACGGAATCTTCTGATGAGAAAAAAAGCGATAATGTCACAGACGCGGTTACTAAGGCTCTCAAAGAGTACAACGAAAAGCTCTTTGGTGAAGACGGTAAAAGTGGTCTGATCGGCGGGCAGTTGAGCGCAACTTCTGAATTTATCGCCAATTCCAAGAAAACTGCCGAAGCTGAAAAAATCAGTAATATAAAGCAGTCTTTGAAGGAGTTTCTTTTGGAAGACCGTAAGGCTTCTCGTGACAAGGTTGTTAATCTGTCTGTAAGGGATTTGGACGTTAAACCGGATTCCGATATTGACAAACTTAAGGTTGAAGTTGAAAAAATCTACGAAGCCTATTACAAAGACTTCTATGGCGATAGCGGTAAACCATTCGGCGGAGATTCTGCTGGAAACGCTGGAGAAAACAGCGGCAATAGTGAAGTTTCCGAATATCTCAAGAAGCGTGGAGAGAGCACTGCTAAACAAGCAGAGATTGCTCAGAAAATCAAAGACAAACTGAGGTAAATGAAAATTTAAACAAAGAAAACATGATGAACGGAACTTTCAGTCAGAACATAAAGTTCAATGGAAAAGTGGGTGGATCTCGAAGAATATTTGAGGGGAAGCCAGAACTTCTCACAGGTGGTTTCAAATTCGACTTAAAGGATCTCCCAAGAGCAGGTAGTGTGCTGCCTGCAGGTACGCCGGTTTATGCGGATGAAATAAAACGCACCATAAAGCCGTTGCAGACCTTTGCTGTAAAGGAGGTAGCTGACACAAGTATTAAAATCGTAAAGTCAGTAGGTGGAGTATCAACAGGAACGCGCATTAAGGTTGGCGATATACTCACAATTCTTGGCGAAGACCTTTCAGCCGCCGGCACCCCTATCAAGGTAAGTGCTGTTGATGAAAGTAGCGATGAGTATGACGTGATAACCGTAGATGCAGCTACTGGTGTGTCTGAAAAGACTCCTTTGGTTATAGCGACCGAAGACGGTAAGCCATATTGTATTCCAAACGGGATTCTTGCATACGACAAATGTCTTGATGCTAATGCTTACGAGGCTTACGGAGAGGTTGCGTTTTTCAGCACTCGGCCTGTTTACGAACGCCGTATGCCACCTATTAACAATGCAGTGAAGAAGGCTCTTGCTAATGCAGGCTGCTTCTTCCGTTTTTCACAAAGCAAATAATGGAGGATAACAGATGAGAGACTTTAATCAGTACAATATCAACGATATGCGTCATTATATCGGCGCAGAAAATTTTGGTGTAATACTCGAAAACAGTAACGCCAAATATAACGAGGCAATATGGAAATCGTATGCCATGTGGGGAACTCCATCAGATAACAAGGAATGGATCCAAGGTCAGAAGGAAACTCCGATTATGGTGCGCGCTTCTTTGCTTGACACTCACTCGAATAAACCTCAAAGGAATACGGGTGGATGGTCATACTATGGTGGCTCAATTCTGAAACTCGGTCATGGCTTCTCCATTGACGAGGACGACTTGTTCCAGATGCGCAACAATCACAACACGACGCATGTTCCAATGGCAATCCTAATGGCTGATGATGTTCAGACACGTTCAGACATGATGATTGGTGGCGTTCATAACGAGTTGAACTATTTGACACTGCAGGCACTTTCTACAGGTGGAATTAAAGAGTTCTCTGTGGATGGTGTTGCCCACGATTACAAATTCCCGATTGCTGACAATCACTTTATATCTGCTGAAAAGGCATGGTTTAAGGTAGATAGTAATAAGGTTGTGGCAGACGACACTGCCGATCCTATTCAGGACTTGTTAGATACGCAGAAATATCTTACCGACACATTACGGCTGCATGTCGATCATTGGAAGATTTCCAAGGAATTGTTTGACCGTATGATACTTCATCCTGTTGTGCAGAAGTATTGCGTTGGAAAGATGAATTATCTCAATCCTGATAACGTAAAGTTATCAAGCAATGAGATTCTCTCCGTACTGCACGATATGGGCGTATGGATGTTTGACGTGATTGACTATAAGTCTGCCCACGAGGAAGATGGTTACTCTGTTCCGGATGCTCCGGCTTTCGATGAACACAATCTTGTAGCATGTAGCTCATTGATTGTTCCGTTCGAGATGAAGTGTACCAACTCAATATATCTCGACCGCCTTGCATATGGTGGCGTTAGTCAGTCTGAAAACTATCACTTGGTAGAGGGACGTATCATGGTCCAAAACTCATGGCAAGAGCGTCCAATCAAGAACATTGTTGATTGCGAGCTGTATGCAGCTCCTGTATTCAACAACATCCGAGAGATTGCGTTCTTCACCGCTTGGAAGGAAGCGTAAAACTGAATGAACTATGCCGACAGAGTTTACTATCGAGCAATACCTAAAAGGGTCAGTCAGGAATATTGATATTCCTGACAACACCCTTTTGGCTATTCTTGCGAAAGTAGGGGTAAAACCCGACACACCTTTTTCGGCACTTTCAGAAAAGGAGTCCGATTTGTCGCTTGCAGGGCTTTATATATGGCTTGCGTCTTCTCCGACTTCATCGAAGAAGGTTACTGACAAAGACGCCCATTGGGAACATTCAGAAGGTGGTGAAACGATGTCTGCAAACACCCTTAACAGGTATCTGAGAATGGCTAATGACATCTACGCAAAGTACAATATGCCTACTGTTGGAAACAACAAATGGGGTATGGTAGGGCGTGGTATTCATAACATTCGCCACGACAGCAACCATAGAGAAAGGAACTTATAATGTCAGTGAACAATCCAAGATTCCCTCATAAGTGTCAAATTATAAGACCAGCCAAGTCTGACGACCCTATGTCTGACGAGGAAGAAGGAGTGGTCTTGTATGATGGTATTTGCAGAGGTTTCGACAAGCTCACCACGTCAGTCAGCGGAGAAGTAATATCCTCATACAGGGGTCTCGCGCTGCCTTTAAAGCAGGACGAGTGGACGAAAGATACCATCCCGCAGGAGGGAGACAGGATTGTTTTAGACAAGGGGTCCTTCACAGAGTATGGCGAGGTAGTAGATAGGGTGCCCGGTAATTTAGGAACACATTTACTTTGGAAGTATGTCAGGAATTAACAACATAATCCATTCGGCTATTTCTGATTTCAAGAAAGAAATAGAGGATAAGGTTGAGCAGAATTGCAAGACGTTCTGTAGAAATATCCTGAAACAAGCGATACAAAACCGCGAGAATGCTCCCAAAAAACATAATTTCACAGGAAACTTCCTTAACGGAATTGTTGTTTGCCTGTATAAAAGCGGTAATCCTATTGCCGGATATTTCTCTTCCGACGAAACAAGGTCTGCAACTGTTGTTAAGATGACTTTCCCAAAAAAATATAGTTTCAAGAAAGATTACGAAGGAGTAAAAAGCCATTACAATCCTACGATTGAGACAGACGAGGGGCTTGGAGCTTACGATGCAAAAATGTTCTTTGCTTCATATAAGCCAGATGGGAATAATATGTTTGACATTATTGTCGCATATACGGCTGAATACTCTGAATTTATAGAGCAAAAGAGAAAGACTGCCGGTTTTATGCGAACACTGCAATATGCTGAACAGACAGGTATAAAATTCTTAATGATTTAGCATTATGCCGAATCCTACGATGTATAACATATTTAACTCGCTTGTTACAGCCGCCAAGACTACGGATGTGGCAAATATATTCCTATCTAACCGCCCCGATGTTACAAAGGAAATGACAGAGTTCGTTGTTATAGACCTACCAACAGAACAATACAGGGCGGTAAAGGGCAATGATGATTTCATCGTCAGGACAGACGGAGTGTTCTATATCGGCATGAAGGCAAAGTCGGACAACACCCCGAATATCAGCAAGCAAACTGCACTCGTTCAAAAGTTCTTAGACCTATTCCCCATCACGGACGACTACATTGTCGCTACAGAGCCTGCGGTTATTCTGAAAGGAAGCGACAAGAGTGGTTTTCAGATAACAACTATTTCATTTAACATCCGCACAAAAATAAATTCATACAAAATCTAAAATTAAAAGCTATGGCATTTAAGAGAAAAATTGATTTGCAGGGAGACGTCTTTCAAGGTATATCAAGCGTGTTCGCAGTTAAAAATGGTATAACAACTACCACCAATGCTGCAACAGTTGAAGACACTGACATAATTGAGTTCCCTGTTTCGGAAGAGTCCGGTTTCAACTTTGACACCGGGTCACCAAGCGTAAACCATTTTAAGGTACACGGATTGCAGGCCGACTGGGTATCAAAGTTTACTCCCGGCGATGGTGAGGTAAAGTTGGAAATCCCATGCGACAACACAGACATCATGGATTTCTGTGGCTTTACAGCAACGGAAACGTCTATCACCTTACCAACCGACGTCACCGTTGGTGGAAAGAACAAGGTAAAAGGAAAGACATATGCTTCTACACAGAAGGCCGTATATCTTGGACTGCTCATTCTCAATGATTCGGAGGATAAGGTGCTATACATCAAGAAGGCAAAGTTTATGGCACAAATCGTGTTCGATGGCTCCAACAAACCACTATGTGTCACCATGACAGGATCTGTTGCTGCTGGCGCAGACGCAGACGCATTTGGTGTTCTTGAGCCTGATGCTACGGAGTAATATAAGTTAAAAATCTATCAATTAAGTAGGGGCGGTGGTAGCAATGATTACCGCTGCCCTTTTTCAACAAAAGATGAATAGGTATGGGAAACGCAAAAGAGCCAGTGGTCGAACAGCCCACACTTGAAATGCAAAGGGAGTATAAGTCATTGGAGGAAAATTGTCCGACCGAAGTTTTTATTCCACGTACAAGAAAAAAATATCTTGTCGGCTGGCTTAAATACGGCCAGCTGAATAAGCTAACTAAACTTCTTATCAGGAAACATAGAATTGATAATGAAGATGTTAAAGAAGATGAATTGAATAGAACGAGTGCGGTTATAGAGGACTCCAAACTTGCTTGTAAGGCAGCAGCCATCTATGTTCTGAACGGTTTTTGGGCTTTGCATCTAAAATATTGGGCTTTATGGAGATGGTTTTACTACATCAAGCAATACGACTACGCACAATTAAGACCAATACTGATAGAGGGTAAAAAAAAAGTTCCGCTGATGCAATTCTTAGGAGCTACCACATTATTGATAGGGGCAAGGGATACGCTTCTACAGATGACGACGATGGAAGCCGAACATATCCTTCAAGAACTAAGTTCGGCGCAGCCTTCGCAGGAGCAAAACACAGAGAGTTCCTCGTCAAGACCAGATACTTCTTCTTCGGACTAATTGCCGTAAGGAAATATGAGTACAGCTGGGGGTACACGATAGCACAGATAGAACTGATGAATATTGATGCTCCAATGACCTGTTACAAAATGAGAAAAGATCCAAACAGGAAACCTACAAGGAAAGAACTTGACGAGACGGTAAGAATGTGGCAGGAAAGAAAGAAGCGTCGCAAGTGGAAAATGGAGGATTTGCTTGGAAAGGGTAAACGAGATAAAAGTATTGAAGATTCACAGAAGTAAAAATAGTTCGTGTCATGGATAGAAATAATGTATTGAAGTTCCAAATAGCGATTGAGGACAAGGCAAGCGAGGGGCTGAAAGAGATAGAAAACAAACTGAATGGAATTGTGGAGAAATTCAAAAGTTCAGTAGGGGGAATAAATTCAGAACTCGGAAATATCGGGAAGAATATAAAACTCCCTGACATGGCTGATGCTATTAAGCAAACGGAAAGATTAAAGGATTCCTTAAAAAAGGACACAAATGACATTCCATTGTTCAAAAATGTAATGGAGCAGATGCAACAGCTGCAAAATTACATTGGCAAAAACACTCTTAGTGGTGAACTTGACCGAATGAAAAAATCTCTTAATAGTGTTCTTGCTGAAATACCCAACGTAAATGCAAATTCTTTCACAGCCTATTTCAATCAGTTAAGCAAAGCTTATAATGACTTTTTGGCTAAATTCGGTACACAAAGGAATAGGCCTGAAAGTCTTTTTAGCATTGGAAACAGTATGAAGCAGATTGGGGGTCTGTCAGGCGGAGACTCCCTCTTACGTGATTATCAAGTTCAAGCGGAGCAAATCAAATCTACCATAATCAACACCATCAAGGAAACAAATGATGTGCTTAGCGCAACAAGGTTTTTGATTAAAGAGAACGCTAAAGACTTCGGAAGAATAGATACAAATATAAACAAAGTTGTAGATTCGCTGGCAAGACTTTCGGATGCCTTTACAAAATTCAACGGAACGATCGGCGGAAGCAAGGATTTGCAGAACATGATGGTTGGTATGGGCGAGATTATTCGCAATGTCAAACTTTCCATGAGTTCGCTGAAAGAGGGTCAGGAGAATCTCAACTGGGGTAAAACGATGGCAGAAAATGCCAAGAGTGTTATCCAGGCAAGAGTTGAGTTAGAGAGACTTACTCCGTTGATAGAGAAGCTAAAAACACAACAGTTGCTCTCTAAAAATTTAGGGCTTGATACTTCCGGTATAGATGCAACAATACAGAGAGTGCAGCATTTACAGCAACTTCTTATGAGCATCACTGCGCATGGAGGTTTTACCTCTACTGGTATCGAGAGTTTTAATGGTCTCAACGCTTCGCAGCTTATGGCTGTATACAAGGAGCACCTTGTAACAGCGAGGAATGATTTGGTTACTCAATCGCAAGCCAATACACAGGCTTTGAAGAATGAGGCAAAAGCACAGAAAGAGAACGAGCATGCAAAGAGACAGGCAGCGCAAGCAAATGCACAACTGTCACAAGAAGAAAGACGACTTTCTCAAGCCATACAGCAGGTAACGAACAGCGCACATGGTCAGTCGCAAGTCATTTCTGACTTGAAGTCAATGGCCTTTCAGTACCTTTCCGTATGGGGAGCACAGAACTTTGTCACCCAGATGGCGCAGATAACGGGTGAGTTACAATTACAGGCTAAATCTCTTGAAGTTATATTAAACAATGCTTCTGCGGCTAAACAAATGTATGGGGACATTCGTGATCTATCGCAGATGTCGCCGTACACTTTTGAAGACTTGCTTAAATCACATAGACAGCTTGCTGCCTTTGGTATAGAGCCTAAAAATATGTTCTCGACGATGAAGTCTCTCGCAGACATTGGAGCTGGTCTTGACGTAGAAATTTCACGACTTATTCTTGCATACGGACATACGCGTTCATACGGTTATCTATCTGGTATTCAGAATAGGCAATTCGAGAACGCCGGCATTGATATGATAGGTGGTCTCGCAGACAAATATAACAAACTTGCTGATGCCGAGAAAAGGGCTGGTAGGGAAGCTAACTATGTTACCCGTGCTGATATTTTCAAAAAGATGCGTGCAAGAAGTATTCCTTTTGAAGATGTCGAGAGTGTTATTATGGACTTGGACAAGCCCGGTGGTAAGTTCTACAATATGCAGATACGTCAGTTTGAGACACTTGGCGGTAAATTGAGAAACCTACGCAACAACTATAGAATCATGATGTCCGAACTTGGCAACAGCAACCAAGGTCTGTTGATGGGAACGGTTGGCATGATAAACGATCTTACCGAGAACTGGGAAAGATACGCACGCATATTAAAGGGTGTTGGAGTTGCCTATGGAGTTATGAAGTTGGCTGGGCTTTTATCTACAAAGGAATTAATCGCTGCCAACAAATCCCTTGTCGCTTCTTCTGTTGCAAGTGGTAAAACATTGGGGACTACTGCTTATCTTAACGGCTCTATGAGCATGTGGGGAGCGATGGGTAGTAGTAGAAAGTGGTTTGGTGGGAAAAAATGGAAGGGAATAAAACTCTTCGGAGGTGATATTGCATCGGGAAAGAATGATGATGCCATCTTAAATCTTGCCACAAATAAAGAAATAAACAACTTGACAAAACAACGCATAGCCCTTTCTGGTAAACTAACAAAAGCGCAACGAGAATTACTGCTTGTGGAAAGTGGCATCAATAAAACCCGTGCGGCTCAAATTGCTGGTTTCTCTGCATGGAGACGTGGACTGCTGTCTGTTCGACTTGGAATGATAGCCGTAGCCCAATCTGCAAAGGCTATGGCTGTAGCGTTGCTAACCAATCCTATGACATGGATTTTTGCGGCTATTGCTGGAATAACGGCACTTGCAAACAAGTTGGGACAGACTTCTGAGCAGGCTGAAAACTTAAAAAAATCCATAGATGACGCTTCTCAAACAGATATAAGCGGATTAAGACAGCTACTTGAGCCATACGAGAAAAACGGAGTTATAAGCGTAAAAGGTGCAGAAAGCAGGACGGAGGAAGGGCGTACAGCGACGAGGAAGATTGTTGATATAGACGAAGTTGAGCTTGAGGCACATGGAGTCCAGTCTGTATTTGATGAGTTGAGCAGAGCCTTGCAAGTTCAGTCTCCTTTTTACGAGGGAGATTACTTTGACATCATGAAGGCAGAGGGGCAAGCTAATCAAGTTGGAGAAATGTTCAAGAAACTTGAGAACATTTCATACGTTAAGCAGGTTGAGCAAATGACATCAGGACGTATAGAAGCTGCGTACAACAAGACAGGGGCGCAAACACTCAATCCTTTTACATGGGGCCGAGGGGAGAGCTTGGGAACAAACATGAAAGACTATGCGAACGCCGTGTCCGATTACGCCAACAATTTCCGAATTTCAGAAACAACATGGAACTCTTTTAAACAGGAGGATAAGGCGGCTATTGAAAGGTATATGCAGGAACTTGGTATGTCGAGAGATGAGGCTGTTAGGAAATACATATCAAATAATGATAATGCAAAAAACAGAATTCTTCCATCCTTGTCTGTGGAAACATATGACAATATAAAAAATGTAAAAAGTTCTCTTGATACGGCGATAAAAGACATGATGCCTATGGGCGAATCATTTGCGTCTATTTTTAGAGATAAATTTCAAGGGAACGTAGATGGAGCCATGACATATTTTGATGACGTAATGAATAAGATGTATGCAGAACGGGGCATCGGCTCTCCCGAAGCTCAAGAAGCACTGTCAGAAAATATGGCAATGACTGTCTATAGCGCCATGATTAACATGGGAGATAAAATACAGGCGGAAGACTTCTTGCAGAAGTATTGGGAGCGTCAGGTGGGTGTACTCGCAAATCAAAAGATAAATACAGAAATCAACGCGAACACTTTAGAACAAGATGTTCCTAAAATTGTATCAGGCATTGCATCAAAATCAATATCCGCAATGCAGAAAAACTCAAAAAAGTTTTCTGATTTTTGGGAAAAAATGGGCAAAGATGCTAAAAACAAATTTATTAAAGGATTAGAAAAGTCTGGAACAGGCGTGGCTGATTCTCTTAGGAAAATGCTCTCTTGGCAAGGACGTGCGAAACGATTTGGGGTTTCTGTTTCTCCAGATATTGATGTGGATTACACTGAGTTTATTGAAAGCAAGAGAAAACTTATAAAGGATTCGGAAGAAAAACTCAAAGCGAATCAGAAACGCATTAAAGCGATTTTGAAAGTAGATGTACTTCCGGATTTTAATTTCAAGAACACAGAAGAAACCAAAGCATTCCTAAAGCTTATTACTACTCAAAAGAAAATAAAGAAAAGGGAGATAAGCAAGTTTATAAAAAGCCATGCTGACAAAGCCGGGAATGTGTATGGTGCTGATTGGGATAAACTAACTGACATGCGCGGAGAGTTTGATTCCTTAAAAGATTATGAAGATATAACTAATATAATATTAAAGAATGGAGGTTTCCTCGATAGTGAACATCAGTCTTGGACAAGCGACAGTAAAAAAAGCGGTGGAAACAAAGGCGGTAGAAATAAGGAAGACAAATACACAAAGGACATTCGTTCACAAGCCAAACTTCTTGCAGATGCCTATAAGGAGTACAGGAAGTGGGAAAAAGAAATCGGAAATGAGGGCGCATTAGAAAAAATCCAAAGATTGTTCTTTGGTAAGGATTCCGCATTAGCAAAAGCAGGATTCTCGTTCAAAGATATTCCCAATTATTACAACAACCTTGATACTTTGAAAAAGAAGCTCGAAGCTCATTATAATACTAAAGGTGGAAAGAATAGCTATGTGCTTGATGCTATAAAGGAGCTTAGCAAATCAATGAGCGAGGTGGAGTTTGATGATTTTTCCAAAGCATCAGAAGAATGGGCTTCAAAGACGTCGTTATGGCTCGACAGGCTTACAAAGAAGTGGGATATGTATAATAAGGTGTTAAAGGAAACCGGAGACAAGCAGCTTGCCATGTCTTTGTCAGGCTTCAATGCCGAGAAATACCAGAATGTGGCAGACGCCGCACGGGAAAAGATAGTCGCAGACTTGAAAGATGCAGGTGTGAAGTCTTCCTATAAATTTAACGCAGACGCTTCCGATAGAGAAATTGAAGATAGTGTAAAGGCTATGCTCGGAGAAAACATAAGCGCGAACAAAATCAAAAGTATCGTTGAGGAGCTGAAGAAATGGAGAGATTTACAGAAGCAGATTAATGACGAGTCTGTGGAAACATACTCTAACCTTATCGGTGGGATAACACGTTTCATGGATATTGTGAGAAAAGCTAACAGCGAATATGACAAAACCATAGAGAATTTAAAAATTGCTTTAGAAATAGGTAAAATTTCTAATTCTCAATATGAGCAAGGAGCAACTATTGCAAAAGCAAAAAGAGATATAAAGACTAACGAAGCATCGTATGGATATAAACGTTT